GAGTATCAAAACTCGTAAATCACAAAAGTCCCTGTGAAGAGAGCTCTTGCGACATGTGGCTTAGTTGCCGTTGCATCTTTGAGTTATAAAACTCAATAACCTCTCTCAGAGATAGCACGCTCTTAAGTGGGTGGACTACTTCGTCACCGATCCCGGAGTCCCTGGTTAAAGTAAACTACTTTAACTAGACCACCGATCCCGGAACGAAATCCAGCGACCACTTAGCTACATGCTGTAAAAGATTGTGTTCCTATTGGTTAAATAGGTATGGTTGACAATAGGATTGATTTCCTAGATTGGCAACCAATGCACAATTCAAATACTCTCTCTCTCCCCCGGGCAATCCGAAGGTTCAGTCGCATATTTGCGGTTGGACTGAAGCATCTGTGTCAGTTAGACACAAGTAGTAGGCCAAGAGGTATCCTCTTGACATACCATCTCTTTTAGAGAAATGGCAATGTTAAGGCTACAACCTTACGATCTGTAAAACAGACGTATATAAGGCGTGTAGGACTCAGCATGGACATTCATGTATCCTATGGACCGAGATGGGAGGTAAAGCGTCTCTTTAGTTAGGTAGGTCGAAAGATAACCTAGCGATTTGTTTCGTCTCGCAGCATATGCTGTGACGGAGACAACCACGGTCTCGTTTTGCCACTCATCGGGGTGGCCCCGTCGTAGAAATACGGCGACTTGTATCTTATTAGATACAGCAAACTTCTTCTCTGTCGTTTAACAGAGTTCCCATTCGGGGGTTGCCTGTAGCTTCTGGGGGCCCTTTGGCGCCCCAGGAGGGACTACAAGATTTCGAGCGGTAAGACCGTTCATAGCACAAAACAACAAATAATTTTATGATATGAAAACACGATTAAACGCTTTATCTAAGTACTTTGGTACTCTTTATAAGCGTTTAGAAGCGTCTCGAAACTGGCAACACGCCTTAACAGGCGAAAGAAGTATGATGGGGTATCTGAACAGATTACCCATCTTACTTCTAGGAGGTTCTGGTCGCTCATGGATTTTAGCTTTAATTAGGTTTTCCCGTTTTGTATTTAATACTCGCTCCCATGAAGGTATCAAGGGTGTGGCTATTTTGCTAAAGACTTGTCACATTATGTTGATTAAGTCCAAAGCAGGTCGCCCTATCCGAGGTACTCAGCCGTCTTTAGGACGGCGTGTGGGTTCTACAGGGAGGGGGTTGCCTCGTATGATACCTAGTATCCATCGTAAAGCAATCCTCCGCGGTAATAACGCTGTTTTTCAATTCTGATTATCACTGTTTTCTATTTATAGAATCTGTGATTATTTAGGAAAGATAAACATTCGTACAATTACCGCACCCGGACCACGTATAGATTTAAAGCCTTATGCCGCTTTCGTAGCGACTTTCTTCATTCGTGCGCACCTCCCCTCGGGGGTGTTCACTGTTGAAGGATGGGCTCCTAAACTTATAACTAAATCCGGTCCTGGAGTGGTATCTGCCCCTAACAAGGGATCTGAAAAGATTATGCCTATCATAAAAATGTATGATACAACAGCAGCAATGCTGGTGCAGGCAATCCAATTAGTCTCAAATCCTCGATTTGAGGGCTTATTCTCTTCATTTCAGAGTTTAGCTATCGCCACTAGACAGGATAGTCTAGTTACGATTCTTAAACGATTGGTTGCTCAGGCAAAGCATATACCAGAAGTATCCCAGATCTCCTTTAAGTCTCGAGTTAACCGAAAGGTCAGAACTGTGACTCATAGCTTCTTACCGACCTTTTTAGGTAGGCTTGGAGCAAAAGAAGAACCTGGTAAAGTGCGTGTGTTTGCCATGGTTGATTGGTGGACCCAAATGCTCCTACGCCCTATTCATCTAATGCTCTTTGGTGTATTGAAAAATATACCACAAGATGCAACATTTGACCAGGACAGGGGGGTGCAAGAGGGTATTAGTATTTTGAAACGTACTAAATTTGCTGCTTCGTATGACCTTTCGGCCGCTACGGACAGACTGCCAATCGTAATTCAAAAACTCTTAATAGAGTTTATGATCCCTGGCGCTAGTAACAGCTGGGCTGATTTACTAGTAGGCCGTGAATACGAGACTCCTCGTTTTCACAGACGCTTAGGTATGAAGATACCCGTAAGCGTGACATACTCAGTTGGACAACCCATGGGGGCTCTGTCTTCTTGAGCGATGTTGGCCTTAACGCATCACTTCATAATACAATATTCGGCATGGAAAGAGGGGTGACCGAGATGGTTCTCGGATTACCTTGTGCTAGGTGACGACGTTGTTATATTTAATAAACGAGTCGCTCAACGGTACCTTGTAATCATGAAAGACCTTGGTGTTGGTATAAACTTAGTTAAGTCGGTGGTATCGAAAGATACATTCGAATTCGCTAAGCGTATAATACACCAAGACTCAAATCTTTCTCCCGCCTCATTCAAGGAATTGGATGTTGCGAGCCTATCACTTGAAGGAGCTCTACTACTTTTTAATAAGTTTAGAGCTGAGTGATCCATCTCATCTTTTGTTAAGTACCGAGGGTACGGCTATAAAGCTCTAAGCAAACTTCAACATGACTTGGGTAAACTTCCCATGCACTTGAAGAATCTTTTAGTCTTTATTGCTATACCTGGACTTAATAAAAACTCGGTTAAAACCTGGTGGGACTGATTTAATCTTATAAGTATAGACAAAATCAGAGACCCTTCGATTGAAGAACTTCAATCGATGATGGACAAATTGATCCACTTATTCAAAGATACGTTCCCAGAGGAGTCTCATCGACATTCTCTGTTCTACGCCTTTGATAAGCAAACTCCAAACGCATTTTGAAGCGATGTATATAAAAGTTACATGGTTTCAAAATACGAAGGAGGATCAATCTGATCATCTACAGGAATTAGCCAGCTGCCAAACTGGCGCGCTGAAGACTTATATCTTATTCTAAGCGACCTTACAAGGCCTATAGAAAACATATGAGAATCAGAACATCAATTGGTGTCTGATGATCGTACAAAACTAGAAAGCTTTGTCGAGGGAGTCCAAATGAACCGAGAATGATTCGAGAGTTTCATTGTTAAGTTCATAGAATGAGATTCTAATGCCTCTCTAGACATTAAGAAGATCCCATTTAATGAAAATAAAAATGTGGTCTTACCAAAGAAAAGAGTAGGACGCTGACTGAAATGACATTCAGCTACACGCGCATAAGGGCAGACCTCTTTACATGTAACCTAACTCAATGTACTATATCTTGAGCAGCTAATCCATGTGTATTCTACTAACTAAGGATGGGGTTGGCGAGGTAATATGGATCCTTGGTCCATAAGTTACTTTAGACGAATACTGTACGCACCATCAAAGGCTATGATGGTATTAGAGATAA